GGTTACGCCGGATGGTCATCGTACCAGCTTTGAGGTCGATATCTTCCCAGGCTAACGCAACCAGTTCTCCATGACGCACGCCGCTATAAACGGCAAGAGACCACATGTTTTTCAACTGCTGATGCCGGCAGGCGTCAATCATCCTTATGAACTCTTCACGAGTTAACGGATCAGGATCAGTTCGCGACTTTTTCAGTGGCGCAACGCCAGAGAACGGATTCACCTTTATGTAGCCACTGTCAGCAGCAAACTGGAACATAATGGCGGTAATGCCCATGTAGTTGTTAACAGTTGGAACCGTCCTTCCCTTTACTGGTGTCTGATGGCCTTTCTTCAATACCTGATGACCAGTCAGCAAATCCTTTCTTATAAACAGCAGGTCTTCCTGAGTAACGGAAGAAGCCAGCCTGTTCTCTCCTATCCGCGGCAGCATGTTGCGAATGATCGACTGATATCGGCCAAACGCATTTGTGCTGATTTCCATACTCTTAAGCTCAAGCCACTTTTTCGCCAACTCAATGACTGTGATCTCTTTGCTCTCCACTCCGAATTTTTTCAGGTTGGGCGAGTCAGGAAATTGCGCCGCGTAATTGAATCCTCCAGTTTTTATCGAAAAGCACACCGACGCACGCAATTCGCCAGCAACTTTCCTGTTTTTGGTTGTGTCCGGTACGCCAAGGTTTTCCCTTACCCTGGCTCCTTTATAGATGAACCATATGCGGAGGGTTCCTCCGTGGTTCTCAACGCCTGTTGGGTATGCTGATTTAGCCATTATCCCCTCCTGACGCCCAAGAGCCTGATAAGCATAACCCGTTCATCATGAATGAGCACCCGGCTGTTTTGATGCTTGTTGTTCGATCCAGTGATTAATAGCTTCGGTGTTGTACATGCATTCACTGTTTGGCTTTGGGTTTCCATCAGGTGAAACATGCATATATTCACGGCCGGCGAACCATGACTCACGGCGGGCTCGCTCGATGGTTCCTGGCCTTAATCCGGTGACGGCGATCAGGTTCTGCTCAGTCACCCACTTATTCGGTACCAGCTGAATAATGTCGCTCATGGTTTTCTCCAGACAAAAAAATGCCCTCGCAATGGAGGGCTGAAAGGGGGATAACGTGGCAGTGCATTCGCACCCAATAGCCGACTCGGTGAATCAGCTATCAGTTGCGTCATTTGCGCCAGGCAAAGGTAAGTGGCTCGGGCGTAATCCAGAGGTGCCGCATGTTGGCTACATTCACCACGTCAGCATCCCGCGGGTAAATCTCCACGGCATCCCGATCCGCATAACCAACCGCGCCTTTAATCTCCTGCAGCGCATCCCAGCTAATTCCATCCTTCCACCGGCCAGAACTGGCAACGCTTGTTGTATTCACCGAAAGGCGGATAACGCCGTTCTCTTCCTGAAATTCCTGAACCAGAAAATATGCATTAACCCACACATTGCTGCGCTTCGGGTCGTGACATCGCCCCGGCCATTTTGATTCCGGTACCGGCTTGAGTACTCCGATCATGCTTCATGCCCCTTAATTTTTTAATGTGCTCGCTCGTCTCCAGTTCGGCGCGGATCTGCTCCGCCTCCCGATGGTCGAGCGGTTCAAAGTCTTGGTTAAATCGGTCGATTGACGCGGTGTTGATCCGGCCCTGTCGCCAGTAGCGGACAACTTCTGATGTGGTGGAATGAATAATTACGGGCCAGTTATGCTGGTCAGCGAATATCTGGCCGCGCTGGATTAGCTTGAACATTGGCTGACTCCATATAAGCACTAATGAAAGCGGCGGCCGCCTGTGCGTTTATAGCGTTGCCGTAACCTCTGAGTCTGCCGGTGCGGTTGCTGCTTGCCACTCTTGCCACCCCGGGCTCGACTCGTCCCAGGCGTGCGGCAGCCCCATCAACCAGCGGGAATGTGCCGGGTTCAACTGGACGCCATTTGCCATCTCGACATAAGAGCCAGTCTGCATCACGCCAAAAACCGTTAACCTCAAGGGGCCGCATGTGTACGCCTGGCGCGGCAACTGATCCAGCCTGACCTTTCCATCCCGCTGCGCAGTCATCCCTGCTGAGTCTTTCCAGTCGCGCGACGTCGGCGTCACCCATCCCGCTAATTTCACCGCTCCGCCAAGATTCTCCAGCCCCCGATCTGTTTCTGGCTGATTCTTCACGTTCGCCGTTGGTGTCGGCCAACTTGCCAGAGTTACTGCCGTCTGAATATTCATCCCACCCATTCGCCCGGACGTTCCCGCGCCGGTCGTCGATTTCGCTGTCGGCGTGGGCCACCCAGTAAGCTCGCTCTCTGATGTGCGGAGCACCGATGTTCGCTGACGTAAACGGCACAAGCCCGAAGGCGTAGTCCATTCCTTCCAGGTCTGCCTGTACAAGGTCGAACCATGCGTTTGCGTTACCAGCTGCAACCTGCTCGCCAAAGACATGCTGAGGTCTGCGCTCGCTGATGAGGTGGAAGAAGGCTGGCCAAAGGTGCCGCTCGTCAGCAAACCCATCTCCTTTGCCTGCCGCGCTGAAAGGCTGGCACGGGCAGGAACCTGTCCAGACCGGTTTATCGTCTGGCCAGCCGGCGAGGCGGAGAGAATGTGACCAGACGCCAACTCCGGCGAAAAAGTGGCACTGCGTGAATCCTCGCAGGTCGTCAGGTGTGACATCTTCAATACTCCGTTCGTCAACCTCGCCGGGCGCGATGTGACCGCCGGCGATTAGGTTACGCAGCCATTGAGCCGCATACGAATCAATCTCGTTGTAGTAGGCCGCCATAGTCAGCGCCCCTGCCTCTGTCTGAGTTCGCTATCCTGCTGGCAACTGGCGCACCGCTGGCATCCTGGCACCTTCACCCGGCGCAGCTCTGGGATATCCTCACCACAATCGCTACAGTGCGTTGCCGATACCGCATCACGGTTAATCCGGTGAGCACTCAACGCAGCATTACGCTGCAACTCTTCGACGGCTGAAGCGTCGTCTGCAAAATCTGCCATGGTCAGTGCTCCCTGAACTGTTCATTGATGCGGCTGACGGCAAACGCCAGCAATAAAAAGGGAGCGATAAGCTCCCGGGCGATTTGTGCTGTCATGCTGGCAAACCTTTCACTGCAAGGAAGGTCGCCATGGACTTATCGACGAGCTTTGTATTGTGGTATTTTGCGATCGCCCAAGTGATAGCGAACAGAATCCAGCGGAAGTGGCTGGTATAGGTTTTAAACGTGAGCCCTTCGCAAACATCCCAGGCACTCCAGCGCTCGGGCCAGTCAGCCTCATAGACTGCTTGATATGCTTCCCAATCATTGCTGAATTCACCCCGGCATAATTCACGGACTGCCTCACGAACCTTGGCTTTATCACTATCGGGGGTGTCGTCTTCGTCATCCCAGTCATCGTCGGCCTGCTGGTCTTCTGGAGCATCTTCCAAATATTCGCTCATTGATTCTTTCAGGCTCCGGCAAAAAGCTTCATGATCGTACTCTTTCGCCAATAGCTCACATGCTGAATAGCCAGCGCCAGCCTCCAACTTCTCGGACCAATAACCGGTGTTAATCCCGTCTTGCCAAGGCCCGAAGAATTCGAACATGTCCGCGATACGCGAAAATGTCCAAGTACCCATGTCGCCGGTGACGGTCAGATAACCGGGCCAGGTGATAATGTCGAAGTAATAACAGGATGTCCCTGGCTGCTTCATGCGCAGGTGGCGGTAGAGTCCATCGTCACGTATTATTTCTAACCGGTGAAAAGCGGTATCAATCAGAAATCGGGTTGATGTATCGATTTGTCGGCGAATCATTGTTCCACTCCGTAGCGCCCATTAAGGCGCCCAATTTCGCTGTTAAAATGAATAAGACTGATGCCGAGAGGCTCGACGATTTTGTGATATTTGCGGAGGATAGGCGGGACGACTTTATTCCAGTTCGGCTTCGGTTTTTTACGCATCGCGGCTTTCAGCTCGTTACTGCAGTTCCTGACCTGACAGTGCAAGGCATTCTCCTGTTCGGTGGTCATCCGTTTCATGCCGCCTCCCACTTAGTCACCGCTGCCGGGTCTTTCTTATCCCACCCATTGCGCTCAAGATTTGCCTGCAGGCGGCGGTCGCCAACCTCTTTGATGCTGCGCCCGGTCATCTGCGCGACCTGGTTATTGTTGTAGCGCCACAGCAACGCCAGTTCTTCTGTGCTCCACGCTTTCATTGCGTCACCCTCATTTCAGGTTTAAGCCGATATTCCATCCCCCCCAGGCACTTCCCGCCAAACTTAGCGCCCCACGGTGTCGCATCACACATCTCCTTCACCATCTCCAGCTCAGCGGCAGTGATGTACTCGCTTTTCTCTTCCAGAGAGCCGCCCCAGCCCGCGTAGTACGCTTCGTGCGTGACCAGGTTAATCCCGGCGTTGAAACATCCGTCGCCATGGTTAACTCCGCTCCAGTAGGTTGCGATGAAGTTGCGCTCATCAACGCTGAGCAGCCGGACAAGCGTCTCTTTCGAGTAGTGGCGTCTTCCAGATATGTGGTGCATAGCGAATTGCGGGTGTGGTTAACCCGCCTCCGTGAGGTGAAATATGGTGGTAAGAAGGGGTTACTTCTGGACTAACTTCTGCCAGATAGCAGAGACATACTTGGCCTGATGAATGGCATCATCCAGCGCGCTGTGGCGGGTTCCTTCGAATGGCATATCGCGCTTAGGATCGAATCCGATTGCTTTACCCATCTCGACTACGGTGCGCACATCGCGGTCATTCCACCATTGCCATGGGGCTTCCTGCCCGGTCAGCGCGTAGCTGTTGCGGAGAATGACGCAGTCGAACGATGCGCCGTTTCCCCACACCTGAACGAATCGAGGCTTGGCATGTTTGACGATGAAATCAGACAGCCAGCACAGGGCGGTTGAAAGGTCCTGCGTGTCAGTGGTTAACGATTTGCGAGCATCTTCACCTTGCTCCATCCA